CTAGCGCACGAGCTCGTCGAATTTTTTAACGACGGTTGAATCGCAGTCCTTACCGGCGATAGTGAATACCTCACTGCCTGACTGGTTATCTATTAGAGATATATCAAAAATCGAGTATCCCCCAAGGTCCCAGATGCAGGTGTCTACCTGTTGGTAAGCTACTTTCAGGGTATATCGTGTATTGAATGTGTCGTAGTGCTGGAGTGAGGTTTCCTTACCCATTGTTCCTTCAATGATTGATGCGCCTTTGTAAACGCTCATTTTCCAACCATTTGACCTCAAAGATTGTTTGAGCCCCCCGAGTAGACCGCTAGACCCGACGGGCACCGTTACGCTTTTAGCGGATGAATCTATCCGCTCGAAATTGTTTACGTTTTGGCTATTGCAGGCCGTCAGGGACGTCATCATTAAAACTATCGCCAGTAACCTGTTCATTGTTTCCCTCTCGATCATGAGGGCCGAAAGCACCCTGCTGCTAAGGCCTCGACCCAGTAGGACTAGGCTTGGGCATTACCGGAATTTTTCCTAGGCCTTGGGCTTCGGGGCTGGAGACATCAACAGCCCGCAGGTTGCGCACAAATAGGTACCATCCGGACCATCTCTGAGCCCTGGATTGCCCCAGCATCGACAACCACGTCCTAACCTCGATTATCGCAGACTCATGAGTACATCACCCGCCACCAAGATCGACAAAAAATGCACCTGACACAGGAAAACCGCTGCCAATTAAGGCTAGAGCCTCCTGTAAATCAGGCGGGTTGCGGAAGCGATTCAAAAAATTGCGGAAGCGATCTTAAATCGCAGACAATAAAAAACCCCGTAGACGCTAATCTACGGGGTTTCTAAGAGTGGAGGCCGAGGTCGGAATCGAACCGGCGTAGGCGGATTTGCAATCCACAAATTTCCAATTATTTATCAATAAGTTATCAAAAAATCTATTCCGCATCGCCAAGATGTACACGTCGCTGGAGCCCTCTTGAATCGGGAGGCTTTATTTCGGTTGCGGAATGGATTTTCCAGCCCAGTGGATGGCTGGGCTTGGGTGTACCTGGTGCGTTTTCCGTTGTTCGTGGAGCTGGTGGTGGACGGGGTGACTTGTCGCCCTGGATGACAGCAGCCAGCAATCATATGGGCGCGGTAGCCGCTATTTTCCTACCTATTCGGGCTCTTGACCCGTACCTGGCGACTGGCGCTTTCTATGGCAGAAAGTCACTAGAAAGAAAATGCAAACGAACACTACACACGACCAAAAAATCTTTCCGCCTGTGGGCATCTGCTCGACGCTCTTCCAGAACTCAATTAATTTATCCATATGCTCTTTTCCCGGAACTATTCGTTTTCTTGTTCGCTAGGCACGGGACGCGCAAATGCACGATCCAGGACAGGTCGTGCTTCGTCGATTGCAATGCCCAGATCTACAATGCTCTCGCTCTCTTCAGCACGAGCTTTGAACTCGCTGAGTTCGTTGAGCAAATCATCATTATTTCCAGCCGTGTACAGCGTGTGTGTCACACCTTCGAAAGTGCGCAGCACATTGTCCTTGGTGGCTGCGAAGTTACTCTCGCTACCGGACACCGTAGCCTGTGCCCAACCGGTAAGCGGGTGGTGCCTAACTTCAATTTTGTTGTCGAACATTCGGTTATACGAGCCTTGTACAAAGCCCTCGATGATCAATCCGTGGTTCTTTTCGTTCATGCGTCATGACTCCGTTGCATTACGGACGCGAAAACCGTGTCCCTTTACGTCCTCAGCCCTAGTTTTTGGCCAGGGCTTGGGGTGCAGTAGCTGATCGACTTTTCCTATCAATTCACAGTCGCGGCAAGGCGTGAGAACGTCAGCGCCTCTCAGGATTCGTAGACCGTCACATCGCACTCACGCGGCATGCCCCATTGCCCGTCATTAGGCAGCCGTCCCTCCTCCGTAGTGGTCAGCTCGTTTTCGTAGAACACCCACTACCCGGCTGGATCGAGGCCGCACCAGTTCGCCCAGGAGGGCTATGATTGAACTGGTGGAGCAATGTTGGTGCGCGTGTTCATCTGACATTCCTGGGTTAAATCAGTACGGTAGTGAAGCACGTGGGAACACCTGATTTTGAGCCAAGCGAGTCAGTTCGAATTTGTGGCGGCAACCCAATAGGTCTTGTAAGACAGCCCATCAACGCGAACTCACATAGATAAGGGCCTGCACTGACCACGTCTTCTGCCCCTGCGGCAATATCGGCCCATCGGTAAACCGAAAATCTTCGAACCTCTGCAATACGGCCTGGTCGACGGCGTTATCGTTTGAACTGTTCACGATGGACAGCCGGGGCACGAGAGAACCCAGAATATATTCCAGTTTCACTGTGACCTCCTTTCCCACCGGCCCAGGCTTGAGGGCCCCTGACACACTTTCCTGAACACGCGATATTTTGCTCTGAATCCTGCCCTCCGTCGTCCCAATCCAGATCTTGTTGTAGCGCTGTTCTTGTTCTGCGGTTAGTTTGACTCCTCGGCCGAGAAGCCGCTGAATTCCGTCCCATTCGTCACCAAAACTGGCACGGGTTGCCTTCAAGTAAAGCGTCATGGCGCCCTCGAGATCCTGCTGACCGCCCTTGCCTTCTTCCATCAGCTTGGCCAATCTGGCCTCAGCACTGTTGCTGTTACCACCGGCGGCTGCACGCAGGTATAACCGCCTGGCCTTCTGATAATCCGGGGGCCCGTCGAGACCACTCTCGGCAAGCTTGCCGAGGAGGACATAGGCCCGCTCATCGACATCAGCCGCTGACTGGTAAAGGGTCTTTGCCTTCGCAATGTCTTGGGGGACACTACGACCGTTTTCATAAAGGTCGCCGAGCAGCATCTTGCACATCGAGTCTCCACTCTCGCTGAGGGCCAGGATGTATTCGAGTTGCTCGCGCGTCACTGAGCCATCATTTGGAGAGACCCAGCAACGCAAGCCGAAGAGGGGATCATCCTGGGGGATGCCTGCGGGAACGTTGACGCTCGGTACTGGCTCTGCTGAACAGGCGGTTAGTAATACGCAACACAATGATAAAAACACAATTCGCATGATTGCTTCCTCCGTCACTACTCGATCATAAACACAGGCACATCCATCGCGTCGGCAATCATCAGGGTTGGTGCCAAACAAAATATTCTGACACTGCGGCCCACATACACTGGCGCCCTAAGAGCTGCGACTGGGGCCGCGTAAAAAAACAAATTCTGACAATCCTCCCCCCCTGGCCACCAATCTACCTCCCATGCTCGAAAAAAGATTTTGACACTCCGGCGCTTGAAGCTGTGATTGGCGGTGCGGATTTCGGCGGTTCAAAAAAGGTCTAGGAAACTATTTGCAACTGAGCTAGCACCCAAAGCAGCGAGTTAAGCGGTGTTGATGCTGGTGGTCGTCGAAATCGCTTAACTGCCGGTTTCATACGAACCCTCCTACCCCAGCAAATCCGGGCTTCCGCCTAGTGTCAAAATCTATTGTCAGATGTCAGAATATTTTGTCTGGTGTCAAAATATTTTGTCAAAAACCACCAACGTGCATGCTTGTCGGCGTAGCCGCTTTAACCTTTAGGCCCATTTCCCTTCATTCATCAGGTTTGCGCGTTTCGAGGTAATAGCGCCGATCTGTGCGCGGGTCTTTGACATACACCGAGAAATACATCACCCACGTCACCACCGATATCACAAAGGCGATCCACCCGCCGGCATATCCCAGCGCCATGTAGATAAGCAAACATGCTATGACGTAAAGCAATGTCACCGTCAGGGAGCGCTTAAAAGCCCAACTTAAATAGTCAAGGTCCATGATTTCCCTGCTGTCTCAGCCCAGCAGCTTTACAGCTAGCGCTGGGAGCAGATGTCAAACGATTGCCGTGCAAAGCTGGATCCAATCAACAGTAATGATGTCTCTATGCCAGTGCAACCTCGAATGCATGTCGAATTGTCGCTTGGTCGACTGTCAAGTAAGGCTTGCTGTGATCGATACAGGAATGACCGAGTATGGTCTGCACCGTCTCAACATCGCCTGTTGCCGCCAGTACCTTAGCCGCCAGGGAACGCCTGCCGCTGTGCGACGATCCCTGCTTGATACCGGCCTGCCGGTATAGCCTGCTGATGGTCTGCTGGAGCGAATCACAGGCACGGTAAACTTCTGGCCCACTATCCAGCTCGCGGTGCTTGAACGCTAGTTCAAAGGCTTGGCCCTTGTGCGTAGTGACCAGTTTTGAACATGGTCGAAAGCCTCGGTACTCCTCTGCACCAGAAAGCCCCCATCGACGCTGGTGCCTAACCTCCAACCACGCTTCGAGCGCGGCCAGGCATCGGGCATGTGTCAGATACACATTGCGAGGTCTACAGCCCTTGGTAATGTCTGCCCGCAAGTACACCTCAGGCTTGATGGCACCACTCGGATATAGCACGTCGGCCACCTCCAGCAAGGCCAGCTCGGTGACGCGAATGCCAGTGGTGTGTGTGAGCCACAAAAGCATCACATCACGTTCCGGCAGACGGCCAGTAACGGATGCAACGCGTATCAGGTGCTTGAATTGCCCAGGGCGAAGGGATGTTGCACGTCGGATGGGGGTAGTCATGAGGGCTCTCTGTCAGGATTGATGACGAATCGCAAACGATCCTGAGAGAGTTGGTAGCGGGCCTCCTGAATAGCTTACATGCCCACGTGCCCTGGTGTTCACGGAAAATGCTAGCGACACTCAGAACAGCCCTCCCAAAGCAGCCGGCTCCCAGTTCATGATCACCAGTTCACCGCTAACCTCGGACCTCCCCTGTCGCTGGTTGGCCGTGCTGTACCGAATGTCCACGGTCTCAAAATGAAAGCCATCAAACACCCGCCGAATATCCGGATGATCGTTGATGCTAACCATCACCTTCCCTTTGCAGCGCCTCATGAAGTCGGCCATCCGTTCGTAGTTTTCGAACGGAAAATCCACGCCGTAACCGGCGGTCTGCCAGTAAGGCGGATCCATGTAGTGGAACGTGTGAGCGCGATCGTAACGTTCGGCGCAGTCCAACCAAGGCAGGTTTTCAACGTAGGTGCCGGACAACCGCTGCCACGCTGCAGAGAGGTTCTCCTCGATCCGCAGCAGGTTGATAGCCGGACCAGTGGTCGCGGTACCAAACGTCTGCCCCGTCACCTTGCCGGCAAAGGCATGGTGCTGCAGGTAGAAGAATCGGGCGGCGCGCTGAATGTCGGTGAGGGTTTCGGGGCGGGTCATCTTCTGCCACTCGAACACCTGGCGCGAACTGAGCGCCCATTTGAACTGGCGCACGAACTCTTCCAGGTGGTTCTGCACGACGCGGTACAGCGTCACTAGGTCGCCGTTGATGTCGTTGAGGACTTCAACGGGAGCGGCCTGGGGACGCATGAAGTAGAGCGCGGCGCCGCCAGCAAAGACTTCGACGTAGCATTCGTGGGGTGGGAAGAGCGGGATGAGGCGGTCGGCCAGGCGGCGTTTGCCGCCCATCCAAGGGATGATGGGTGTGGACATAGAAAGCAAGACCTTTACTGTATGGATGAACAGGTGCTAGGCTCGCCGCGCTTCGTGCACGGAGTAAGAGCCTTGGCTGGACTTGCAGGGACATTCTGCAGGGACGGCGGTCGGTGTGGATGTTGACGCATCCACCCCGGTCGCTCTTTTTCACTTCGGTGTTGAGACTTCTTTGGCATAGGCCTGACACGCCGCCAGGGCGATCAGTCCTTGGTCGCCGGCATCGGTGATGCCGATAATTCGTTGAGCATGCGCTGGGTCAAGTTGGGCTCTTGTGGAGCCATGAACCACGCGGCCGGTGGCGGTGGTGGTTGGCACTGAACAGTTGCTGGTGGCGTCGGTGGCGGCGAGTACGACTGACAGCCGCAGATCAGCAGTAGCCAGGCGATCACGCAGACGAGCCTGCTTCGTTTGCTCATCAGTCAATTCCTTATGGTGGGTTTGGTCTTTGTTCTGCAGGCGCTGCTCAAGGGCAAAGCGCTTGTCCTGCTCAGTACGCTGCAGGGCGGCTGAGGCTTGTGATAACTCGTTGAGGGTGTCCGCCTGCAGCCGGGCCTGGCGCTCCAACTGCTGGCCGTAACGCCATCCTTGAACGGTCCAGGCCAATGCAGCAGAGCCGGCCGCCAACATCACCAGCGACAAGCCAACAACAGCGATACGGAACTGCACAGGGATCAAATCGAGGAGACGCATAACACTGCCTTCGCCCTGCCCCAGAGCTGCAGCCGATCTTCCAGGCCGTTGAGCCCGCCATTGATCCGGCGGGTGATGGTGTTGAATTGCTCTTGATCCGCGAGCGCGTTCAGCCCGTTTACCGACCAAAACCAGGCAGCAGACTCTGCCGCCCACTGCGGCTGCTCAAGCAGCTCAGGCGTGCCAAGCAATCGCTCGTCGCCGAACAATGCCAAGCTGCAGCGCAGATAGTTGTCGCGGCCGGTGATCTGGATCAGCCCGCGCCCCCGATAGCGTTGGCCGTCACCGTCGGCTGCAGGCGTGTTCCCCAGCTTGACCGCCAGCGCGCCGGTGTCGTACTTGCTGAGGTATTGATCACCCCCAAGTTCACGCACGTACTGCAACTGGCCCGACTCGTGGCCGACCTGAGCGAGGAATGCTGCCTGGCGCTTGGGTGTATCGATCTTCCTGTTGGTCATCGCTGCGTTTAAAGCAGATACAAAAACGCCCGCTTGGCGGCGGGCGTTGGGCATGATGCGTTGGAGTTGTTGTTCGGTGATGGGCATGGCGCCTCCTGAGTTCATCGTTGCGGGTCGGGCAATTGCATTAATCGATCACGGCACCGTCAGCACGGTGAGCGGTTTTTTCTGTTTCTTACCTTTGGCCTTCGCTTTGCCTTTCTTGCCGGCATTGCACTCGACGGTGGTGGACCAGCCGGCCTGGGTGAACACCTGTTCCACCGAGTCCACCAGAAAGCCCCCGTCCAATCCGTCCTTGAAGCCCTGCGCGTTGATATGGCGCTCGGCGAACAAGTCAGTGCGCCCCACCATCTCCAGCCGAACCGCTGCCGAGGAACGGTTGAACGCATTCAGCCGTGCCTTGGCGGCCTGTTCCGCTGCAGACTTGTTGGGATGGATATGCCGGTCGGTATGTACCGGCGGCATGCCTTCCGGCGCGTCATCGTTGCCCAGCTCCAGGGTCACCAGCTCGCCGCTCTTTTTGTTCTGGTAGCGCGTCTTGACGGCTTTTTGCGTAGTGCGGTCGGCGAAACGAAACTGCCAGCGGCTGACATCGCTTTTCGTGATGGTGACCACGCCGAGTATTTTTCCACTCGCGCTCTGGCCTGCCTGACGCTGCATCACCAGCAGCTTGCCGTCAGCGACCTTGGCGGTGCAGTCGTATTGCTTGGAGAGACGGGTGATGAAGTTGAAGTCGGACTCACCGATCTGGTCGACCCGAGGCACCACGGTGGTGATGGAACAGACCGGTTGCCACCCATTACGAGCCGCCACGTCGGCGACGATCTGCGCGAGGGTGACGTTTTCCCAACTGCCGGTACGGGTGGTTTTGCCAGAGCCGCGCATGTCGCTGGCTTTACCACGAATCACAATAGTATCCGGCGGGCCGGATGCTTCGACCTCATCCACGACGTAGCGGCCGAGGCGCGTCAGACTGTTGCCGGCGTAGCCCAGGTAGATCTCAATGCCGGCACCGCGTTTGGGCAGTGACACTGCACCATCGCGATCATCAATACGCAGCTCGAAGTCATCCGACTCCATGCCGGGTTTATCGACGGTGCGCAGGGATAACAGGCGGTCATTGATCAGGGCCGTAATATCAGTACCGTCAGCGACAATTCTAAAAGTTGGTTTCATCTCGATACCCTAGAAACGACAAAGCCCCGCACTTCGGGGCTTTGTCATGAACGGGCGCTTAAATGGTTTAGCGCACCGCTATCAATCCCACAACTGCACCGTTTCCCCCGCAACCAGCGGAAGGTCAGGGAAGACAATTAGTAACCCTGCCTTAAGTGGTTGCGGCTGGTCGGCCAGTCCCTGGTTGTGAGCCAGCACTGCCTCCACCGTGCCGTTCAGATGCCCGTAAAACTGATTGCACAAGGTATCCAGCACGTCACCGTCAGACGTTCTGCAGGTCATCGCCATAACGTACAAACTCCAGAGTGAATATTTGTTTACGGGGGATCCCGCCCTGTAGCAGCGCGCTCTGCTCTTCGTCGAGAGTCTTCAGGCACCAGGTGCCCAGCACCTCCCCGTAACCAGTAGTGAGGGTCAGTGGCAGCAACTGGGCACCGATGCTGCGCAGGGTATCCAGTTGCTTAAGCCCACCCTTGAAGCCGGGAAAGATCGAGCCCTTGAGTGTCATTTTTTCCTCGCCCATACCGATGGCCTGTTGCGCCGGCCGACGGCTGAGGCGTTCTTGCGAGGCCCAACGAAACTCTGTCTGCCGGCGCAGTTCATCAAAGGCTGCTGTATCCAGGTTGAAGTAGTACGGCTGGGTGTTGGGCTTGAGCGGCTGGATGATCAGTAGGTGCGGGAACGGCTTCACTGCCTCAGCGAGTGGCGTCTGTGACAGCCCCAGCGCTTCGGTCGGAAAGATGTTTGCCAGCGATGGACTGACCTTGCCGGCCACCTGATTGATCGCAGCGCCCGCCTTGGCGGCTTGTTCCTTCAACACACCAAGGCGTTCGTCAATCTGCGACGCGGCCCGTGAAGCGCGGCTGTAGGTTTCCACCACCGCGCCGACCTTGGCCTGAGCCGCACTGACACCCCGCATAACCCGCTGCAGCTTTTCCCCGACACCGTCGGGAATGAACGGCACGTTTTCAAGTTCAGCGGCGGCGCCGGTGATTTCGCTGATCGCACCATTCACCGGCCCGAGCATCCCGTCCAGACTACGTCGGCCCGCCTCGCCCGCGCTGACCAGGTATTTGAAGCCCGATTGCATCTGCTCGAGGTATTCCATGGTTCCTCCTTATGTATGGGCGTCGTCGTAAAGATTGCGCCGCGCTTCCTGCTGCGCGGCGTCGCTCAGTGCGCGCTGCATCAAGGGCAGCAACTGCTGCACAAACTGTTGAGGATCCTTGGCATCCCCCTCAACCGTGATCGGCATGCTTAGCGAGTAGCTGAACTTCTGATCCACCCGTGCTGGCTCCGGCTTGGGCGCCGTAGGTGTCTGGATAACCATGCTCGCGGGCTTGGGAAGTACAGGTGCCGCCAGTGAGCGAGTGACGTCGCCTAACTTAGGCGCCACTGGCACCATCAGCGGATCTGCCTGAGCCAACACGGGAGACTGTCGCCCAGCAAAACTATTTGCCATCGTTGCCAGACTGGGTACAGCGGGACCTGGTCGCGGCGCCAACAACATCGGCGTAATCGGCGCAGAGGGCTCTTTGGGTTTGTCACTGCCAAACATCGACAACCCGGCCCAACCACCCAATTGCTGCCCGCCCATACTCCCGAGGTAGGCACCCACCATGCCGCCAATGGCTGTACCAATGATCGGTACCACCGAACCAATTGCAGCGCCAGCAGCGGCGCCCGCCATGGTGCCAGCGAGCGTTCCTGCAGCTTCCCCATAGCCTTGCGCTTTTTCGTCCTGGGTTTCAGCGGTCAGGTAGGTGTTAAGCACCATGCTGCCCGCCTCGACCAAGGATCCGCCTGGAACGGATTTGACTGCTTTACCGACCTTGCCGACTCTACCAGCTACCGAGGTCAGCATCTGCGTGCCAGAACTTGGTACCACCGGAGGCCGAGGCACAGAAACCGGTGATCGTACCGTTGGCGCGGGCGGGCGCGCTGGCCCCGCTGGACGTGGTGGCCGTGGCGATGCCGTCGTCCGTCTACGTGAAGACCGAGGAGCAGAAGATTTTCTGCCCCTTCGCCGTGCCGAGCGTGAATTACCCATACCGCCCATGGAAGCCATGTTCACGACGAACACACGCCGAACCCCACCCTCGCCGCCGTCGGCGGATTCCGTTCCGCCACCCGCCCCCACCGCATCCTGAATCATCGATACGACATCCAACCCGGTGGCGACTGGGTCAAATCCACCGGCCTTCGGATCAGCGCCGTCCTCCGAGTTACCTTTACCTCGGACGGCGGCGAAGGCTTTAAGACCTTTCTCCACCGCCGACAACGCCGTGCCGGTCTTACCCTTGACGCCCCCCTCGCTGCCCCCTGAATCCGCGTTGGTGACAAACACCTTCTGGACGCCACCCGTTTTTCCACCCAAACCACCACGCGCGAGGTTGAGCAACCCCTTACCGATCTTGAACGTCTGAAACGCCGCAACCGCTGCGCCAATCGCACCAATAGCCACCGTCGTACCACTGACGATTTTCGGAAACTCATTGGCAAGGCCCGCCATGCTATTACCAACCTTGGTCAAGCCATCGGCCGCCAGGTCGGTAAGAGGTCGCAACGCATCCCCCAAGCTGGTCATCGTCGCCTCCATGCTCGATGTCGCTGCACTCCACTTGGAGTTGGACGTCTCGCGAGCCTTCGCCGCGTCGGCCTCGATCTTGGCCTTACCGTCCGTTTCCTTGATGGTGGTCATGTTGTCTTTGATCGTGTTGCCGTACTTGATCTGGGCGAGCAAGCCATCACTGGCGCTCTGGTCACTGACGATATTCGCCAAGCCGGCCGCCTGGATCAGCGCGACCATCGCCTGCTCTTCCTCGGCGCTGCCATCCTTGGACGCCTTGATTTTGGCCTTGAGCGCCGCGACCTTCTTGGCCGTGGCTGGATCCTGTTTCTGGATCAACTGCTCGCTGAGCATGATGAAGGCTTCGACCGGGTTGGAAGCCTTACCGCTCTTGGTGGCGGCCAAAATCGAGCCCGCAAGGTCATACCCCTCTTTGGCGAAACGTTCCTGACTGGTGCTGCTGATCACCGCATTGAGCAGGTTGTTCATGTTGGTCGCGGCGGCGGCCGCGTCCTGGGTTTGCGAGAATTGCGACTGCAGGCTCGCCCCGAGGAACCGCACGGCCTCCGGGCCTTCCATGCCCAGACGCTTGATCGTACCGAGCAGTGCCGGCATATACTTGGCCATGTCCTTGGGACCGAACGCGCCAATGTCACCGGCGGCGGCCACCTGGCCAAGCATGGCGCCCATGTCCTCCTTCTTGACCCCAGCCTCCTTGAACGCACTAAACAAGGTAGCGATGGTTTCCGCTTCCATGCCTTGGCCGTCTACCAGGTCAGCAATCAGTGGCGCATAGTCCACCGATTCCTCCCAGTCGATACCCTTCTCGATCAAGCCGCCGACCGCCCGGGCGAGTGCTTGCTGGCCCATGCCCTTTTTCGCGGCCACTTCGCTGATCTTATCGGCCATCTGCTGTTCGGCGTCGGTGCCCGCGGTGTGTGCCCACAGCGCCATCTGCCGGATTTGCGTCTGGTAGTTGGCCGAAACCTTGGTGGGGATGGCGATCAATGCAGTGGCGGCTGCCGCCTTACCCAGCGTGCCGGTCAGCCCCTCTTTACCGTCCTTGATCTGAGAGTATCCGGTGGCTTTCAGATCGGCCTTGCGGGCGACCTGCTCCATGGATTGATAAGCCTTGGCAAGGTTGCGCACCTCGACGCCCTGTTTTTTTAAGGTGCTGAGATTGGATTCCAATTTACGCAGCAGCGTACTGGCACCGGCGGCGCCGCTGTCATTCGCTTTTTTCCATTCTTCCCGCAAACGGATGGTGTCGCCAATAGTGCGCTGCAGCACACGAGCCTTGGTGCCTTGGGCTTCGAGCTGCTTGATCCGCCCTTGAACATCCTTGAAGGCCGTGCCGACCGTGGAGCTGACGGCGCCGCCGATCACCAGGCCGAGCGCGAGTTTGTTTGCCATGTCGTGGCTCCCTGTATCGAGTGTTTACGGCAGGTGGCTCAATCCGAGAGCCACCAGACCATCTCGGCAAACGGCATGGCCTGGATCTCGGCTGCGGAAAATCCGGTTTCCGCTGCCAAGCGTTTGGCCGCCAGTTTCAGCAGGACAGGGTTAAACCCCGTCGTCCTGCACCAGGCGAAAATAACCGGCCTGCAGGCGGTGGTAGTCCACCAGCTTCAGGCCCTCCAGATCCTGTTGACCGGCTTCGCAAAGACCGGCAAACAGCATCAGCTCACGCTGTTCTTCGTCATCGCCTGAGGCACGATCAGCAGCACGAACTTCACGCACCGTGGGTGAACGAATGGTCAGGGTATCGACCGTGACGCCGTTGACCTCAGAGGGCCGAGACAAGGTGATGGTGGCGTGTTCGGCGGTCAGCTTCAGCCAGGTCGGGAGCTTTTTCAGTTCAGGGGTAGCCATTCGATTAATTCCTTAGAGGCCCAGGTCGCTGCGCATGGAGGCCAGTTGATCCACACCGTCGATCACACGGATCGCGGCAACCATGTCGATTTCGTAGATAAGGCGACCGGCGATTTCCAACTTGTAGTAGCTGACGGCAATCGAGTATTTGAACTCGGCCTTATCGCCCGGCTTCCAGTCGCCTGGATCCAGCTCTTTGAGCATGCCGCGCAACGTCGCCACCACCGCGGTGGTCTGCCCCTTTTGGCCTTTAAACGAACCGCGATAAACGCCCCTGAAAGCGGTTTGATCCGCCAACCCGAAGAACTTCATCGCTTCACGGCGCACGCCGTTGGTGGTGAAACTGGCCTCCATCTTCTCCAGGCCCATGTCCATCTCGATGGGGCCTGCCATGCCGCCGCCACGATACTCGTCCGTCTTAACCACCAGCTTCGGCAAGCTCAGGCTGGGTACATCGCCAGAAAAGTTAATGCCGTCAACGAACAGGTTGGTGTTGTAAAGCACTTGAGGAATCATTGAGCGGCCTCCTTAGGCGGCGGTTTCCAAGACTTCGGTGAGCCACTGATTGGTGACCTCGACCCGGAAAATCGGGTTCTCGGCAGGCGGTACGTCGGTGAAGCGAATGTTCCAGTACACCTTGCCCTGCTCCAGCTGGCTGGCGGTGTTCAGCTCAGTGTCGGCGAACACCTCGAAGTTGATCACCGCGCCTTGGTTTTTCAGGTCCTGCATGAACGCCTGCAGGCCGTCGGTCACATCCTTGATATAGGTCTTGGTGATGCCACGGTCGACTGCCCACTTGTGCCCAGCCAGGATCGCGTCCATGACGATGTCGACCGTGCGTACACGGGTGACAAACGCCCACTTCGGATCCGACGACAGCGTGCGGTTACCCCATAAGCGATAACCGCCGTCGCGGATGATGGTGGTGATGTTGGCGTTGTTGAGCAGGTTGGCCCGGCAGGTTTCATCGCCATCCAGAAACTCGACCGGGCGCGAGGTGCCGGTGATGCCGACAAACTCTTTGTTCGACGGCGACGACCAGAAGCCGTACTCAGTATCGGTCCAGGCGAACAAACCAGCAGCGAAGGCGGAGGCTGGCGCGTTGACGGTTTTGCTTTGCACCGTGTCCCAAAACTGCACGCCCGGATCGACCAGGAAGCAGCGCTTACTGCCGAACTCCTGGGCGTAGGCCATAGCGGCCTCATCGGTGGTGTTCGGCCCGTCGAGAAGCGCCATTGCTCGCAGCTTGCCGGCCAACGCATCCAGCGCTGTAGCAACAGCCTGGGTTGCGGTATGGCCTGGGGCAATCAGCAGCCGCGGCTGTGCGTTGAAGCGGCTTTTGCCATCCAGCAATGCCTGCATGCCCGTGCGCTGCCCCGACGCCAGAACACCGCCGATAATGGAGGAGGTCTGCTGGGCAGAATCTTCAACTTTTACGACGCCGCAGCCAATAACCACTGCTTTCGCCCGAACGAAAATCGCCTTGCACGCACGCGTGATTGCCGAATCTTCACCCCACGCGGCTATAGCTTCGCGCTCGCTGGTGATCAGTGTCAGTTCGTTGGGTTTCGCGGACGCCGTGGGCAGTACTGTGAAGGTGTCGCACAGCCCAATAATGGACGACGACGGCAGCGCAATGGTCCGCGCCCCGGTATCCACCAGGGTGACGGTAACGCCGTGAAAACGACCGGAAGAGGCCATAGTGCGTATTCTCCAGAAATGACAAAGCCCCGCGTGAGCGAGGCTTTGTGGGGTGAAGCAGCGGATACGAAAACGCCCCGACGGTGCGGGGCGTTATTGGGTTTGCTGGTCGATCCATTCAGGCTTAGGTGGCCGTGAATCCGAAGCGGGAAACCCGTCAGAGCCAGGCCAATCACGTAGCGCCTGTACATAGTCCAGAAGCTCATCGGATTGCTTCACGGTTAGCGTGGTCGGCCGCTGCGAGTCGTTTTCGTCACGATGTCGCTCGCGCAGCCACTTAACGCTTTCAATTTCAGCGTCTCTCCACTGCCTGGCTTGTGCGGCTAAAACTTCGGGCGATGGTGGCAGCGGGTCTACCAATACAGGCTTTCCCTTCTTGTCTTGAGCGATCCTGCGCCCATTCGTTTCACCGTCCAAAAGCGCTAGGCGCTGCTCGTCAGTAATTTCAACACCACCGTTATCAGTTGACGAGAAGGCAAATCGTCCGTCTCCGTCCACCCATTTTGCATACACCGTTTTTACCAGTTCCTTTTCACTGTTCATTTGTTTACCCAACCCCAGGCGCGCCAGTTACATCGTGAACTTGTTGGTGCGTTAACAGCGGTATTACCGCGAATGAAAGAACACATGTTCTGAGCAACAAAACCGGTCGTTGATACAGCCGTCACCTGCCACATTGTCATCAGGGTCGCGCCCGCGTTAGTGCTGTCATAGGGAACAATGAACGGCACTTGAGAAAATTGTTCAGCAAACGTGATATTCACCGTGTCAGTGGTTGAGGCAGACATCCCCCAGCACTCAAGCATGCCACCCGGTAAGTACCGATAGCCGTTCGCAGCTTTAGACTGTCGAAAATCGGAGGACTGCTCCATCTTGATACTGCGATTTGTCGCGCACCACGTGTTAGCTCCCGTACTGGTCAGCGTTAAAAAGTCGCCGTTATTGAGTGTGACGGAAGACGTAAATGCATTGAATCCAGCGTTGATAATGTCACCCCCGGATACTCGGATGGTGTCTGGCGTCAGGAATCCATGATCAACAAAAAAGCTGATACTCGCCCCGGCCGGTACTGAGTTAGCGGGTGGTAACGTCGCAGTGATTGAGCCATTACCCGATAGCACCATCATGAAACCGATGTGTGCCGTGGTCAGTGCTTTCGCAGCCGTGGTGACAACCTCTAACCCCCGGTATGAGCCCTGCGCGTCACCGACAAATCTCGTGGTGGCAATGGATTCGTCTCTGTCAAATTGTTGCGGTGTTGGAGCCTTCGGATCCCCCGTGAGGACTGGGGAGTCCAGCGTTGCAAAACCGTCCGTGAAATTTCGAAAGGACAGCGCGGTGGTACCCAAGACAATCGGTGCATCTGTGGTCAACAGCCACAAGGTGTCAACGTTTTTCGAACCCCGCTCCACTGTTACCGATAGGCCGGGGGTTACCTTATCGCTACTGTCGGCATCGACTGTACGCGTCCAACTATCGGCACTGACCAGATACAAGCCATTGTCCTTTGCCTGCGCTTGATCTTTCACCAATACCCGCGAACCCACAGGTACAGCCAACCCGTCGACCTCTTGCACACCCGCCAAAACCATCGGCGCAGTGGTCGCTACCAGCACCGATTGCTTGGTGTCCAACCTGTTGATCGCGTTCGCGACTGAATCATCCACATACTTACGGGTCGCTGTAACCACTGACGGGTCAATGTTGAGCACCACGTTGGTGGAGCTTTTCACAATGAAGTTCATCCGCACGGTTTGCGTTCGACCGGAGCCCTGTGACAGCTTCGGTTTAAAGCTCGGTGCGCAGTTGGCCACCGCCACCAGATCACCGTCCGAATCGAACAGCCCCAGCTCGCGAACCCAGAACCCGCCCTCGTCAGCCGGGATAATTTGCTCAGCCACCAGGATGCCGGGGTTGGCAGGATCTGGTCCAAGGGAATTCAGCGGTGCCCTACGGCGCTCATTGATCAATACCTTTTGCAGACGGTCTGGCAATGGGTCCGTGTTGTTAGCATCTCCTACGGCCATATGGGAGATTTTCCAGGTCAATAAACCCGCATCGGCTTTGACCTGCTTGGCCTCTCCGATAGCCGTCAGGATCGCGTAGAACTGTGAATTGGCATCAATCATGGGTATACGTCCAAAAGGTCTATGGAATGTTCGCGGCCAGGCACACCGACGTAGCAGTCGACCGAGATCAAGCTGGGTGACGGCGGATATACATCCAACGCATCAATACAATGCTCTCGCCCACCGCCGCCTATAACGCCGGTCGACTCAATGTCCCGCAGCACTGGCGGATACACATCGATTTCGTCGCCGTCATACATACTGGCGAAGATGTTTATGGCGCCTGTGGTTTCCAGGCTGATCGCCAATCCCGTCATGTGCCGGCTGACCGGCTTGGCGTCATCAATGAGCCACGTCAGCTCCTGATACATCTCTTCGGTGATACCGGTTTCCAGCACACCCACCTTCAACGCAAAAGTTCCTGGCACGCCCTTTGGCGTCGTCTGCCACCACTCCTGCACTTCGATCAGATAACCGAGCGGCTCAACCACCCGGCGCAATGCACCGATGGTGCCCTTGTGGGCATGCACATAGAACGCCGAGCGAATGGCCGAGCGCTTGACCGCTTCCGACCACTTGTTGTCCCAGCGGTCCACCGACCAGGCCCAGGCCAATTGGTGCAGCAAGTGCGCCGGACAGGTGTCAGGGTTGTACAGCGTGCGCAACGGAACATCGGTGACTTCGTCGGTGGCCGCTTCAATGGCACGTTCCAACTGGGTGCTGTTGATAGGCAGTAGGCTCTTCACGGCACCCCTCCCTGCTTCACGGTAAAGCCGACGCAGTAAGCCGCCTGGAACTTAGTAGGCTTGATGTCCTGCCAACCTGGCAGGTCCACCCGGCCAACGCCGCTAATGTGCAACTGCGCGTCAATAGCTGAGCGCGGCACCTCGACACCCAGCCGCCGCCGAGGATTGACCCAGCCCGCCAAACGCTGCTCAGCCGCTGCCAGGATCGCCTCGTTTTCCGAGCCAGTGCCGGCCATGTGCAGCACCGCATCAATGCGGTATTCAATGACCTCGGCACTTTGCACGGTGAGGCGATCCCCGACGGGGCGGATGTCGTCGTCACTGAGGTATTTCATGACCGTATCCAGCAGCGGTTGCTCGGCCGCACCATTGCCCTGTAGGTGCAGCACCGTGACCACTACCTCCGCGGGGGCCGGGCTTTCTGCCGTGGCATCGGCCACCAGCGCCGACGCATTGCGTGCGTGCAGGATGTAGCTATTACGCGGGCCTGCCGTGGTCAAACCTTCGTACACCAGCTGCACCCGCTCGCGCAGGGCATCGTTGGATTCCATCACCCGAGGCGTCGGCGGAACCGTGTTGAGGTTTTCCTCCTGAATCACCAGGCGTTTCAGGCGCACGTTGCCGGCCAAATGATCGAGATCGCCATCAAGGGCGTAAGCCAACAGCAGCGCCTTTGCCCCGTCGTTCACCCGCGCCCGGTTCTGAATACGCCGGTACACCCCCAGCTCCAGCAACTTGACCACCGGATCGCTTTCCAGCTCGGCGGTCCAGTTATCCCCCATGTACAAACGAAACGCGGCCAGTTCCTCAGCGTAGGCTTGCTCAAAGTCGAGTTCCTCCAGCACAGGCGGCGCCGGCAGCGCTGATAAATCCACAGTGCTCATGCGGCGACCCTCACTAGCGCGTTTTCGCCCTTGAACAGGCCCTTGAGTTCAAACTCGATTCGGCCGTCTAAGACGGCCACCACACGCACCTGGCTGATATTCAGCCGGGGCTCCCATCGCCCCAATGCCCGTGCCACCTCAGCCTGGACTGCGCTTTTCCAACCTTCGGTAACTGGCAGGTCGACGAAGCGGCGCAGCTGACTGCCGTACTCAGGCCGTTGCCGACGGCTGCCCACCGGGGTTGTCAGGATGTCTTCAATGCACTGACGCAGATGCTCGATGCCGGAGATGGGCTGCCCACTGCGGCGATCCATTCCGATCATCTGGGTTACTCCGGTGCGGGTTCGAGGTCAGGATGGCTCTGGAGGAACTGGTGTTGATCAGGAGTGGTGGCTGTCACCAGCCCCCTGGCAACCGTGAGGCTCTGGCCTTCCGGCGTGATCAGCGTTCGTGAGGTAAACACCGTGTCGCGAAAGGTCCGAGGCAGGTCAGGGAATTTCGGTGACGGTTCTACCTTCGTTGCCGCCAATGGCTGGGCCACGGGCGGCTGCTCGTCTGGCTTGGGCTTGTTCATAAGGGCGAACTCCAGAAATGAAAACGCCCGCACGCGGCGGGCAGTAATAAGCGATGAATCAGTGCTTGTGGTTCGCGGTATTGCCACCTGCATCAATGATCTTGCCGGCGCTGTTGATATCACCCGACACCGTCAAAGGCCCGGTGATCGTCACACTGCCGATGAGTCCAATGTCACCGGCGACCACCGTGACGGCGCTTTCACTGACGGTTGCGACGGTGCCGCCGACCTTGATGGTGACCATCCCGGAAGGCAGCGTGATGCTGTAGCTGCTGGCCTGCCAGTCGTAGACCAGCGAGCCGCCATCGTCAAAGCGCCACACCTCGACGTGATCGCGATTGTCCGGTGGCGGGCCTGCATCGCCGTACAAGCCTGGAATAAACGTGCCCATTGCCGGGTTGCCACTGGGACTGAACAACTTGCCCTGCTCGCCCAGGCTGGGCACTCGCCAGTGCCGAGCCTTGCCGGCGGCCACGCTGTGCCAGCGCACCCAGGCGCTGACCCACTCCCCTGCCCTGACCCTGACGACCGGCGGCGAGGCCGTGGGATCAACGGCGGCCACCACGCAATCCATCAGCATGGCGGCGATCATGCGGTCGCTCTCGCCACTCGCGAACCTCATTCCAGGCGCTCCGGTGCGACGTACTGATCTCGGCTGCCTGGGCCAATGTTCGGGCTGACACCGATCAACAGCGTACCCGGTGGTTCATCCGGCCAGGGCCACTCTTCGGCGCCGAGATAGGTCGTCTGATTCCACTCCACCAGCCAGACGGTGTAGCCATCCAGCTCAGGGCGAGTCCAGTCCTGCACCGCCTGGATAAACTCGGCACATTCGATTTCCAAGCCCCAGTTCTGCGCCCGCAGTAACACAATCAGTTGGGTCGCCAGTTGCACGACCTGGCGGTGATGATCAGTTCGAATCGGGTCAACAATGATCCGCGCTTCGAACTTGCAGACCATGGTGGTTTCACCCGTTCCGATATCGATACCAGGCTCGATCTCTGACATCTCCAGGAACACCGCCGGTAAGGGAATGTGATCCTCGATATTCGGCCAGGCCGCAACGGTTTGAACCCCCGGCAGATGCGCCTGCAGGTGCTGCTCGATAGCTTGATAAAGCTGGTCGAGGCTCAACGTTTCGTCAGACACGAGGCGTCCCCTTCAAATACTTCTGCAGCTCAAAGTTGAGTTCCTGCGTGAGGATCTCCAGCAGGCGCTCGTCGGCACGCTTTACCCAGGCATCAAAGTGCGGTCGCACTTGCTCCAGTGACACCTTGGCTTTTGCCAGGGGGAAGCGGTTGTCGTTTTCTTCGACGAAACCAGAGCGTCTGCCACCCTGCGCGGCATCTGGGTAGTCGGTGGTGTTGAAGTGTTTGCTGGACGTGCGGATCCAGATATCGGCGTTGCTGCCGTAGACCTTCTTGAAAAAGGCCCCCTGGTAACGCCGTCCGGCAACCGAGACACCTGCGCCGGTTTGCCGTGCCCGGCCAGTGCGGCTGGCTTCAATGGCATTGATGCCGAACCACAACTTGCCGCGCATATCGCCGCCGCTCACCGGATACGCCCGAAGACGTTGCCGGACAGCGCCGATAGCGATCCGCTCCTGCTTGCCTACCGCCCGTGCAATGTGGGTGCGCAGCCAACGGATTGTCTTGTTGATTGCACGCCGCTGGGCCGCCGCTGCCGCCTTAGGCACCAGCTCGCCGAACTCTTTCAACGCCTGAACATGCACCGCCGACGGTTGGATGGTGAGCATCCCGCCGTCACGCTTCTGCTGGGTGTAGCTGCCGATGCTCATGGCCGCTTCCTCAATATCAAGGCCACCAGGCCATTGCCGTTGGGCTCAAGCTGCAGCAGGTCATAGTCGCCGCCACCATCCAACGCAGGCAGATCGACGCTGACCCGTAAGCCCTTTACCAATCCGTCCGAATCCTTGACGCGGATCTCGAAGCGTGGCTCCCGCAGACCGGTGTTGAGCTTGCCGAACTGGGGCTGTTTCCAGGGCGCCGAGAACATGCCTAACACCGGCTCAGGGCGGCCCTCAATCACGGCGCTATCGCCCAGGGTTTCGAAAACCACGTCGTCGATGTCGTCGATCAGATCGCGGAAGGCCACGGTCACATCTCCAGCAGGATCTGCGCCCGAGGTCGTGTGCAAAGATGCAACGGGTTGGACTGGGCTTCGCCGGCCACGCCCTTGTTGAAAGGCAGCGGCTCGATCTTGCTGTAGTACGGAATGCCCTGGGTGTTGACCGTTTCCATGTAATCGGCCGGTGCGAAGCACGAAATGTAAAGGTCAGGTACGCCCTCGGGGACCAGCAGTGCTTTGTCGTCATGGACAAACGCAACGCCGGCAACCTTGCCGCGATAGCGCTCCCAGACGATCCCGCCGAACTCGAAACTTTCACGAGCATCACCACGCAGAGACGCGGCTTGCATGGTGTTGAGGTAGGTTTCTTTAACCGACTTATGAACGATCAGCTTGTTCCAGAAGTTCTTGCCGCACAAAGCGCGGGAGCCGGTGCTGGTGACACTACCGAGGGCCTCCTCTTGCATATCCAACGCTTCGCCGCATTTGACCCGCAGCTCGGTATCTGGATTGTTCAAGCCCATCGGCAGCTTCTGACGATTCACGCCGAAGGATTTATAAATATCCAACAGGATTGTCTTGCCATCGGCGTCCAGTACCTGCCCGTTCAGCGCGCCCATGCGCTGGAATTCGTGGGTGGCGTCCAACTGCCGCCGGGCCTTTGCCAGGCGCTTGTTGACCACATCCTGCACCGCCTGCAACTCGCTACGCGTGCCAAAGGCACGAATGCCCTGAATCTCATCAGCCTTGATCGTGAAGCGCTCAGGCAGATGCACGGTGTTGAACGGGATCATTTGACGCTTGGTCCCGCCAACCACCAAGCCCGACGTGCCGCGCTCGCCCGCTGGCACCAGTGCCAGGGTGTCTCCGTCCTTCTCGATCTGCACAGTCAGGGTGCTGATCCCCTCCTCACGGAACAGGCCCAGGCTGCTAATGCGGCCCGGCAGGTATTCCTGTTCATTGATTGCAGCGGTCAACGAGGAGACGCTGAACACATCGTCTTCAAAAATGGCGATATCGGCCATGGGGTACTCTCCAGAAACGAAAAATCCCGCACTCGGCGGGATGGATAAATGGGGTGAGCGTCCTAGCGGACGATCACGAAATGGGCGGCCAGAGCCTTTTCGGCAGCGGGGTCGAGGCCGGTCAAATGGGCTTCGCTGACCTCGGCCTGACGGACTATGGCGCGGCCGCGACGGACCACATCAGACTGCCCCAGCGGGCCGTAAAGAATCGCGATGGCGTTCTCAGAGCCGTCCTCAGCGGTCGGATGATAAGGTGCAAACTCGCCCGTAGCGGTCACCAGTCCCAGGATCTGGCCCGGTTCCAGCGCCGGGCCGGCCGCGACGTTGATCGCTTCGCGGGAAATGGTGCCGGGGCCCTCGGACAGCAGGAACTCGCCCGCGTGCATCGATTCAATTTTCATGCTCTTGCTCCTTTCGAGTTGCCGTTCTGCGCCGCCTGACGGGTGGCCCAAATCGCGTGGGTGTCGACCTGTTTGGCCTTGATCGTTGGGGCTGGGTCATCGTCCAGCGGCAGGCTGTTGTTGATTTCAAAGCCACCGCCACTGCCAACCAGCTTGTCGAACAGACGCGCGCGGACTGCAGCTTCGTCCAGACCCGCCGAGATGAACTCGGCAGTCAGCTCCGGGAGTCGCGCCGCGACGCAAAGGCCGTGCAAGGCTTTGGCCTTTGTCAGCGCAGCCTGGACCACGGCTTCGCTTTCCAGCTTCGTGGTGGCAAGTAACGAATCCACCAGGTTATTGATGCCCGCCGCCGCACAACCCTGGGTGACCATTAGCGCCAGTTTGGACGAGTCCACTACCGGCGACGGATCAGGCTCCGGCGGCTGGACTTCCGGCTCTTCATCCAGTTGGGCGAGCAACTCCGGTGGGGCATGCTGGAAACGCTGTAACACACTGCCCTGACCAAGGCAGGCGCTGACCTTAAGGCCATCGCCCACTTCATCGGCCAAGCCCAGCGCCACCGCTTCATTGGCCGTGAGCCAGGTTTCAGCGTTAACCATGCGCCGCAGCTCGGCTTCGTCGATGTTCGGCGCCTTGGCTTTATAGGCCGCGATGATCGCTTCCAGGGTCTGGTCCAGCACATCGGCGACGCGGCGGAAGTCTTCGGCATCACCTCCGGTAAAGGTATAGGGGTTGTGGATCATCAGCATGGCATTGGCCGCGATTACTACCCGGTGAGCGCCGCACACCGCGACACTGGCCGCGCTGGCCGCCAAGGCATCAATGCGACCGGTGCAGCGCTCTCCCAGGCGCGACAGCGCGTTGTGGATCGCCAGACCGTCGAACAGATCACCGCCGATGCTGTTGAACGCAACAATCACCGGCGACACGCCGTCATCCATGGCGCGCAGATCCTGCACGAACTGATTAGCAGTAACGCCCCAGGCGCCGATTTCGCCGTACACGAAGATCTCGATGCTACGTTGCTCGGCCTCGCCGCTGGCTTGGAAGGTGTACCAGCTTTTGTCGGCCACCTTGACCTGCTTGCCAGCCTTGTCATACACGCGGGGTTTCGTTTTTTTGCTCATGGTTGTTCCTTGTCATCGATCACCTCGATGGCTTCAAGAGTCGTGTAGTTGAGACCGAGGTCCGTGGCCCGTATCAGGTCGGCGGCGTTTTCCGTGTCCACCGTTTCAGCGTCATAGCCCGTGCGCAGGACCATCTCACTGCGTGACGCGAAGCCAGCCTGCACTTCCATCCGCCGCGCCTGTACATCCTGAACCGGCTGGATGTAGGCCCAGCCTTGCGGCACCCAACGTGTGCGCAGGTATTCGCGTCGACGTTGCGCGTAGTCCGGCAGCACCAGGGCGCCGGACAATACCGCCATGTCCATCCACGCAGCCCGCACCGGGCGACATAGCTGATGCACATACACGCCAAATTGCAGCTGCTCCAGGCGCCGCCGGAACTCGTTGAGCACCACCCGCAGCGCCCGGTCGTTGACCTCCCGCATATCGCCGGTGAGGATCTCGTAGGGCGTGCCCGAACCGGCCGCCGCTGCCATCAGTTGCTGACGCATGAAGTCCGGGTAGTTGTTTCCGGCGTCCGGTGGTTTGGAGAACTCCACCTCTTCACCTGGCCCCAGCTCCTGCATGGTGCCGGGCTCCAGCGCTACCATCGGCGTGAAGCCATCACGGTCGGTCGTCAGCAGTTGCCCCGTGACAGGGTCGCGTGGTTGCTGCCCCATCTCCGGTGACGGCCGCTTGATGAAACCGGCGAACAGGTTTGCCACTTCCTGGCGAAACAACACCGCATCGTCGTAGTTGTCCAGGCTGCGCAGGCGCTTCAATACCGGCGCCAGACGCGGCACACCGCGCAGTTGCCCTGGCTCCATCGGTTCGAAGATATGCAGCACCTGAGCCGCCGGCACACGCACCAACTGGTTGTAGCCCGTATTCAACGACGACGAATCGCGTGGGTGCGAGAGGTACATCCAATACGCCACACGCTTGCCGGCCGGGTTGAACTCGATCCCGGCACGGATGACGTTGCCGTTTTTGGCCATCTCGAATTTGTCGTGAGGGACAAACTCAGGGGCAAGTGCCTGCAGTTGCAGCGGCACCGCCAAACCCTCGCTCGGGCTGCGCGGCCGCAATCGGACAAAGCACTCACCAGCGGTTTCAACGGTGCGCGCCACCAGGGCCTGCATGCCGTAGAAGTCCGTCAGTTCATCGGCGTCGGCCTCATCCACCCAGTCGTCCCACAGCTGCTGTTTCAACTTGCGCAGCTCAGCATCGTCCGTGGTCGGCCTGGGTGTGATGCCGGTGCCAATCAGGTTGCTGACGCGCTTGTCGATGACGTTGAAGGCATACGGGTCATTGCGCACCGCCGCCCGGGAACGAGCCCGCAGGTTGCGCAGTGCCGGGGTGTTGATGCTGTTGATGCCGTTGTCGGTGGCTTCCCAACTGGCCGAACGCCGGCCCTCCCCGGCGCCTTCGTAACTGGCCTTGATGTTCGACGGCAGCAAGAATCCATTACGGGTCAGCGTCGGATAATGTCGGGCCATTAGAGTCCTTTGCCTCCGTGGGTGAGCCGAACCACGCGAGAGCGCGGCCCGGCGGCTTGGCTCAGCGACGTTCGGATCTCGTCACGGGCCTTGAGCAGTTCGTCGATGGAGCGGTACTCCACCGTGCGGTCGCTGTAGCGCACGGTCTTTTCACCGCGTGCGATGGCGCGCTCGATGGCTTCGAGGTGCTTCGGGGTAAACGACATATCAGCGTCTCTTCAGGTAACCGCTGGTGGAGCTGCGGCGTTGTGGGGGTGCAGCGGGTCGCGGTTGGGCGACCAAGGCAGCAGGTTGAGGCGCCAGCAGCGGCGTCACGGGAGCCTGCTCGGCGACCGTCACGCGTTCAGCTGAAACCACTTTCTCATCGAACAGACCGGCCTGGGCCAGCGAATTCCGCACCCGCTCCCAGTCGTGTTCCTGATAGCGGTTGATGCCGAGGTAATGCGCCATCGCCAGGCAGTACACCATCAGGTCGAGCGCTTCGTTGCGCTCGGCCTTGCCCTTGATCCACTCGATACGCTTGTGGCCCCGGACGTACTTGGCGACCTTGCGCTCGGCCACGCACTGAGCGAAGAACTCGTCCGGCAGGTCGTTGGCAAAGTGCAGCGCGCCTGGGCCTGACTCGAACGGGTAGCGGTTGTAGATCCAGTCCTTTGCCGTGTCGGTACCGACAAACCACAACTCGGCGCCGCCGCGTTCGGTCTGGCCCTTCCAGGTCACGTCGACCATGGACGGCCTCTGAGCGATCACTGGTTTACCGGGTTTGCTCGCGCCTTTGATGGCGAAGATGTTGCGCCAGCGCCGCACGCGGCAAAACTGATACACCTCGTCGGTGTGATGACCGCCAGAGTCGACGGCGACCGCGAGGATGCCCAAGCCGACACCGCAGGGGTGCCGGTAGCGTTCCTTGAGTAGTTCGTCGAGCACAGCCCAGGTGCGTTCATCCGATGGGTCGCCCGCGATCACCCGGTGATCGATGACCCAGCGCTCCATGCCGACGCCCCAGCCCATTGCCATGAACTCCAGGCGATCAGCCTGCACGTCGACAGCCCCCGTGATCATCATCACGGCGGCGGGCATTGCACCGAGGGAGAACCCTTCCCGGCGCGCCCGTTCGATCAACACCGAAGCCTTGGTCTGCTCTTGCGCGCTGTCCCAGACCTTCGCCAAACGGGTGTTGTAGAACACCTGCATGGGTTCAAGGTCTCCCTTGGCCTGAGCCTTTTTCGCCTTCTCGAATTGCTTCGCCAGCGGCTTCCAGCCCGTCCAACCCAACGGCGAATACAGCGCGTTGAGGTGGAAGCCGACCGTCTCACCATCGCCCTTGGCATGGGCACGCCACTCGCCACGGGCGAGCATGTCGCCCTTGTGATGTTCCTCGATCAGCACATCACAGTCAGGCCCGGCGCACTCGTAATGCACCACGCTGAAGTCCTGGGAGTAATGCAGCCGCTCCCACTCTAGGGTCTGCATGTGCCCGCAAGTCGGACACGGCACGTAGTAGTAACGCTGGTCGCTGCCTTCGAACAGATCGTCGATGCGCGAGGCGCCCTTGATCGTCGGCGAGCTGGAGAAGTAGAACTTGGCATTGCGGCCGAAGGTACTGCCCCGCGTTTCCGCTAGTTCGATAGGGTCGCCCTCTTCGCCTACGTCAACTTCCCAGCGGTCGATCTCATCACCGTACACGTAGCGCGCCGACAGCTCGGCCAAGTTGGCCGCAGAGCCGGCGGTGGTGACGTACAGCGAGCCGCCCTCGAACTCCTTGGTTTCCATGGTGTTGCGCGAATCCCGCGAGCGGTTCGCCGCCACACGTTCGCGCAGCACCGGGGTGGCCTTGATCGTCTTGCCGATACGCGACGACACCCGCTTTGCCAGGCCCAGGCTGGGCAGTAGCGTGAGGATGTTCGACGGCACCATGTGGATCAGCGCGCCGATCCAGTTCAAGGCGATCTGGGTTTTCATCAGCTGCGAGGCGACCATGGTGACCACGCGCTTGCACGGGTGCGCTGGTGACAGGCAACGCATCGGCTCGCGAGCGTAAGGCGTTCGCAAGGTGCGATATTTCCCTGGCTCGGCGGCGCCAGTGTCACGAGGGATACGCATGTACTCGTCGGCCCACTCGTCCACCCATAGGCTGGGGTCTGGACGCAGCCCACGAAAATACGCCTCACGGTACACCTCAGCGCCGTCAGGTTTTTCCGTCTGCATGGGTTAACTCGTAGTGATCAGATCGCGTTCAAGGTCGGCCGAGGACATGCGCTCAGCCTCTTCCAGGGACAGCCGCAGCGCCTTCGTCAGGTGCTGTTCAATTTCCCAAGGGTCAGACATAGCCGCCAGTTCAGGGGCCAGTTGCGGGGGCATGCTGAGCAGTTGATCGCGCAGCATGCGTCCAGCGTTGTAGGCCCCGGTGGTAACCGCTTTCATCTCCACCAGCGAGCCCTGCACCTTGTGGAACTCGGCTTCAGCCAACTGCGCCAGGTAGTACTCGCGGTGTGCCCGCGCCTTCTGGAAGTCGGGCTGCCCGCTCTTCGCGCCAGCAGGCTGCGGCGGCGCAGCCGTGTTAGTCGGATCGACCAGGGGGGACAGTTGGCTGTAAACGTCACGCTGGAGCCGGTCCTGCTGGTGTCGAGCCGCGACGGCGGCCTTGCTGGGGTCGGCGGTTTCGAGGATCAGTGCTTCGGTTGCCAGCACGTCAACCTTCTTGCCATCCGGCGAAAGCACCAGGCGGTTGTTGCCTTTCAGCCAGGTGATGTAGCTCGGCGTCCTGCCGATACGAACCGCGAAAGCGCTTTTAGACAGGAACAGTGGATCCGTCATAAGCCCTCCTTTTCAACGGCTTTTCAATGAAAACCTTTCAATTTCAATGGATTGAATTTCAGTAAGCTGGCAGCCCTGCCGCTAACGCTTTCCCGCGGGTTTCATGCCCCGTGTCCCTCGAATGCCGCCAGGGTCCCCGGCGACCTTTCGGCGCACCATTTTGATGCGGCGCCCTAAAAGCCACGTATTCCGTGGCCTCTAGCGCATCACGCCTGACCATTGCCCGAGGGCGGCACGTCGCACACGCCCAGCCGCTTGGCGGCCCAGCGTTCGTACAGGCCGATGGCGACATCGGCGCCGGCCATCGCGGTGAGACAACCGATGCTGCCGGCCGCCAGTACCGACATGCCCGATGCATGCAGCAACATCATGGTAGAAAGCCCGCAGACCACACAGGCCCCGGATCGGAGGAGCAAGCGGCGAACCAAGGACCAGCCGCTCACCCCTGCCTTGTCGGCCCGCCAAGCCTCGCCGGAAATCCCGCCGACCAGGGACAGTACGATCACCATCCAGATCGGCATCTCAATAAGCGCCTGTTGCTCGTTTGTCATCGCCCTACCCCATAAACGCAAAAACCCGGCGCAATGGCCGGGTTCAGTGTGGTGGTGAGTCCCGCTGCTTGCGGTCGCACCTATCGAAGATGGGTACTTTTTACAGGTGGATTCCGGTGGCAGCAAGGGAGTTTTAATGCCATGGCGCAATACGGGTGCAATACGGGCATGACGCAGGTGCAACGCAGGGACAACGCATTCAATCGGCTATCGCTTCTAGTGCCCTGTCTTACCTGTCTCACTATTCTGGATCGAAGTAGGACAGCTACAGGCGCCTGAATTCGGGGCTCTGCCCTACTGTCTTACCTTTTCTTTCTTTCTCTTGTGTATAGAGAGAAAGCTAAAAGCACGCGTGCGCGCCATGGGCGCGACTACGTGCCCGCTATGCTCATGTGTGCGTGGGGCGGGTAAAGGTTGGACGGTAGGACAGATCAACAACGGCGCGGCCTGCGCCTGTCCAACTGCGCTAAATAGCAGTCGGACAAGGCCGGACAGAAGGACAGCGGCACGCGGATTGACGCCGAGGATCATGCAGCCTTCCCCATCAGCATGCCGGCGATGTGCAGGTGGGCTTCGTGCAGACGCTGGTAGTAGGTATCCCGACTGCATCCGCAGTGGGTGTACTTCTGGGACAGGAAGCTCTCGTGATTGCAGTAGTGCTCTCGCACGACGACCGATAGCTTCGGCGGCAAGTGCTTGTTGACGATCAGCTCGATGTCGGCCGACTCATCCAGCAGCACCCGACTACCACGCGTGCCGCGTATCAGCTCCCCTTTGCATTCCATCAGCATGGCGATCATGTTGCCGCCACTCGGCCCGCCAACGTTTTCTGGTACGGGCGAATGCAGATCCTGCGCCCATAGTTTGAGCATCTCGTCGATTCGCTTAATCAAAGCAAGGCTCCTCGATCACCGACTGCTGCAACGCAGACATACGGCCCCAGCCCGCAGGCTTCTCATAGGCCCAAGGTCGCACCCCGCTTTTCGGCAATGCCGGCATTCGGCGCTTGCGCCAACCCAGCCGGTGCATGATTGCCCCTACCCGCATCTGCTCGGGCTTGCCCCAATGACCGAAGTCCAGCTTCAGCGCCTGGGTCAGGATCTCGTTGCCAGTGGCGGTTTCGCCGATCTGCGACTCTTCCATCCAGGCCAGGATCGGCCCTTCCCATTCGTCCACCACGAAGCGTTCGTCCTGGGCCTCGGCGAACATCCAAGACTCGTCCTTAGTCACCCACCAGATATCGCCGGCCTCGAAGCAGAACAACGCCTCGGCCCATAGCTGGTCGCGGATCTCGCGCAGTTGCTCCAGATCGACCTTGTTGCAGAACACCGGCCAGTAGCGACGGTTGCCCGTGGCGTCCTTGAGGTATTCCTCTTGGTTGGTGGTACCCACGAAAACACACTGGCGTGGCACGTCATTCGTTCTGCGGCCGTAGCTCTCGCGGTAGGTGTCGGTGGACGCGGAGAAGAACTGCTTGGCCTTGGTGCTTTCCGCCTTGTTAAAACTGTCCAGCTCGCCCAGCTCGACGATCCACTTGCCGCGAATCGCCTGGAAGCTGTCCTTGTCACCGAGGGCAAAGGGCGTGTCCATGAACCACTCCCCACCGAGGACGCCCATGGCCGTGGACTTACCCGCGCCCTGCCCGCCTTCGAGGATCATCACCGAGTCAGCCTTGCAGCCTGGGCGCATTACCCGTGCGACCGCAGAGATCAGCCAGCGCTTGCCGACCTTGGCCGAGTACTCGTTGGCCTGGACGCCCAGCACATCGGTCAGCCAAGTTTCAATGCGGGGCACGCGGTCCCACTCCAGCTTCTCCAGGTACTCGCGCACCGGGTGGAAGGCATGGTCGTGGGCAACCACGCTGACCGCCTCGATCACATGTGAAGCCTTCACGCGCAGGTTGTACTGCTGCGCGAGCCACTTCATCACGCGCATGTCGTCAATGTCGGCCCAATCGCCGGCGCCGCCGCCGAAGGGCGCAGACCGCAACTTGACGATCTTCGAGCTGAAAACGCTGTAGCCGATGACACCGGCCCAGCGTTCGTCGTTGCCCAGGATCAGCTCGACGTTTTGCATGTGCGCGATCAGAGAGCCGTTTTCGGTGCGGGCCAACTGGTCTTTCCAACCACCAGCTGCAGGAGGTTTTACCACCGCCAGCACCTGGCGGCGAACGGCCTCCAATCCCTCGGCGACGTGCAGGTCGTTGAAGTCGGTCCACTTGACCTCGCGCTCGCCAGAGAACACCGGAGCGACTACCTGACCGCCGACAACCAGCGCGGCATTGTTAGCCTTCTCTTCGCCTGGGTTCCAAGGGTCGCCGTTGGGGCGCTTGGTCTTCCAGTCATCATCGCGGCAGATGATCAGCGGGCAACCGGGGAAACGCTCGCGCATGGCCTTGGAGACCGGCAGCAGGTTGCCCGCGTCGAAGGCGATGGCAACAGTAAGCGACGTCGCCATGTGCAGGCTGGCGCCCGTGGCGTAGCCCTCACACACCAGCACCGGCTCGCCGGGTTCAGGATGCGGGCCAATCAGGTGGAAGGCGCCGTCCTTCGACATGCCGTAGGGCCAGTAAGCCTTGTCGCGGCCGGTGTCCTCTTGCTTCGAGGGGAAAATCACCTGCAGGCCGACGATCTGGTCGCGCACATTGCACATAGGCACCAAAAATGCGCCAGTACGTGGCGCATAGCGAACCTTGAAGCCGACAATCTGCTTTCGATCCAGATAGGCGCTCTTGCCCTTCTCCGGCATGCGCTTGAACAGGCCGGCAGCACGGCTGGCCGCTCGGCGCGAGGCGTTGGCCGCAACCTCGGCAGCCTTACGCTTGGCTTCTTCCTGCCGAGCGCGCATGACCTCGCGCTCTTCGGGGCTCATGCGCGCGGCCTTGACCTTGATCTTTTGGGTGTCGCCGGAGCGCCAGTCACCGAAGCTGCCGAAGATCAGCGTTTCGTTTTTTTCGGTACGGTGTTCGTGGATGACGTACCAGCCGTTTTTTTCCTTGCCCTTGTCCTGGGCGGTTTTGCAGCGGGTGAGTTTGCCGAAGGCCAGGGGCTGAGCGGGTTCCAGACCGTAGTCCGCGAACTGATTGAGCACGTCATCGAGCATAACGGGAAGCCCTCAGATCATCAGCGGTTTTACACCCAATGCAGAGCGTGCAACCGGGTTGTGCCAAGCGGCGCGCCTCAGGAATAGGTTCGTCGCACTCATCACAGAACATCAGGGAGTGCGGTGCCGTGCTGGACATCAGCGCCAGGCGTGCAGCCACTGCTTGATCGATCCGTTCCTGCACCAGGTCATTTGCAAAATCAGCGATATCAGCCACGTTCCACCCCGCGAGTCGTCTGGTTGACGTAGCGGGCGCGGTTGTACATGCCCAACAATCCCTGAATGCCGCGAAACACCAACTGGCGGATCTCGGCCAGCTCGCCGTCATCGACCTTGCCGTCGCCAATGTGCTTGGCCCAGGTCTCGGACAGATCGGCAACCTGCCGAAAGAACTGCGCGATCCCCGTGGTGAGAGTTTCAGGCATGTCATTCGTGTACGCCTCGGCCAGCTCTTGCCAGATCGTGTCACCGACAAGACCATGCACCGCATCGAGAATGCGACGGTCCTTGGTCAGTTCAAGGATCTCGCCGAACTCCTGGACATTGACGGTGTGAGAGGGATGGGTAGGAGACAACTTGTGCTGCAACGTGGTGGCATTACGGCCGGTGGTGGCGGCGATTGCAGCGGCACCGCCGGGATAGTCCCGTGCGGCGTGGTACAGGGCTAATTCGAGCGTCAGGACTTCCCTTTGCGCTCGATCAACACAGCTTAAAGCTACTCGGCTCATGGCATTAATCCTACTAAGTTGCCAGTGCCCCGCGACATGCAGTGGTGTTACATTTGCCGCGTGGCTTGAAAGGGCCCAAACGCCGGCCAGATCTTAGGGATCGAAACCGGCACCGTGCCGAGGCGAACAATCCGTTGCTCACCTCTGGCGCAACAGCTGCCTAATCTGTGGTGGAAAAGGCAGCAACCTAAGACATCCGTGTCTTGGGAGCGCGATAAGGGGAGGTGGTTTGCATGTGGTGTGCCCTCCTTCCTACATCGCGACCCGACAGCACTGTGGTGGTGTGTGCCGGGAGGAACTGGGCGGCCCTTGGGTCGCCTTTTTCTTGACTATTAAGCGCTGCGCAGGCAGTCCTCTGTAATTCTGAAGTGCTCAAGAACCTCGGCAAGAGAAACCTTTCCCTCGCTCTCGCGAGCCAGAGACTTAATCAGAGAGACGCTTGGGTCCTTGCTAGCATATTTGACGTGAAGCCGCAGATAGCTGAGAGCGATTTGGCACCGCTGGGCGTAACAGTCAAGAGACTTGGCGTCGAGCTGTTCAATATAGTCACGTAGATTCATAAAAATTCCTCCATGCCAATAAATTAACCTATGAGGTTATTTTTTTCAACACCTTCCAGGACATTCACCCATAAGGTTAATCGAGACAGAATTGGCTAATGAAAATCTCAGACACGCGTCTACAAAATTTCCGAAGGCTCCTCGTTGAGAAAAAGCTTCGGCTCACTGACATTGCCGACCGCTTAGGCAAAGCACCTGCGCAAGTGAGTGCTTTCGGAGGAAAAAATCCTACGAAAGGGATCGGGGATCAAATAGCTCGTGAAATTGAGAGCGCACTAGGCCTCCACAATGGCTACCTAGATATGCCGTATGGACTCGGGGAGTTAAGCAACGCGACCGTGTTAAGCCACACAGGCAGGAAACTGCCAGTGATTGGATCAATAGTGGCAGGCGCTTGGTGCGAGCTACAGGAGGCTTTCGACCCTAGAGATGCAGAGGAGTGGATCGATGCTCCGGGGCCAGTCGGCCCCAGGGCTTTCATACTACGAGTCGAGGGAATGAGCATGGAGCCTAGATTCGTCGAAGGCGACAAGGTGGTTATTGACCCTTCCCTAGAGGCGCTTCCAGGACATTTCGTAGCAGCTAAACGAACACGAGATCAGGCAGCAACGCTCAAACAGCTAAAGCAAGAAGGTAATGAGCTTTACCTTTTTGCTTTAAACCCCGACTGGCCTGAACGGATCATACGAATGACAGAAGAATGGAGCATCTGCGGAAGAGCCCGCTGGAAAATATCCGATTTATAAACCAGCGACAACCTCATACATACAGCTTATGCGGAGACAGCACATATTGATTGCACAAGGGGAACAGGATATAGAGCGTCTCCAACTC